ACCTTCAACACCCGCTATGGTTCCTGTTTTAATACTGCCTTTTATAAGTTCACGAACACCTTGTTTAGCTAAAGTCTTAGAGCCTTCTTTTGCTATAAGACCAACACCAAAAGTAGATAGGCCAACGTAAGTGGTAGGGTCAGTTAGAATTCCTTTAAAGAATCTACCCGTACCGCCCCACGAATAATCCGTGGAGTCATAAGTGTCCATCATATAGAGAAAGTCTTTCTTCAACTGATCATCTGCGTTACTAACACGTGATGCGTCCATTGTTGTTGCGACTAGGTTTGAGTTGAACCAACCCATCATCTCTAAGCCGTACTCACTTAACTCTCCAGGTGTACCTTCAAAGGGTCTACCTTCATTCTTATCATGCCAACCCCTAACAGCATTAATCCATCGAGGGTCATTATGAAGCTCTGAGGGACTCGTTATGATTGGGTTAGGGTTTCCTAAGATAAGATCGGATTGAATGTTAGGAACCGTTTGTGGCTCTTCATCAAATTGATCAAAGTAGTTAGCCTCTTTTGGAGCCTCATCGAATTGATCAAAGTAGTTCTCTGTATCTGCCATGGAGGCTCCTTATGAACCCCCCTTGGGGTTACTGTTTATTATCTAAGTACCCTGGGTATTTCGCATTGAAGGCATCACGTAGTTTAGGGTTAGCTTTCAGTGCATCAATAGCCGCTTGGGGAGGTTTTTCAGTTTCAACTGCCGGTTCTGTTTGTGGTTCCGGTGTTGAGCCAGAACGCGGGGGGTTCCCAGTTGTTGGTGCGACGTCTTGTGGTGTGTCATCAGTAATCAATGCGTAACTCTTTAAGACTTCCTGGGCGGCATCATCACCTGCCTTGTTGATTTCTGTACGAGTGCCAGCAGGCATTTGCTCGCCAGGGTTATCCGCATACCAATCCGAGGTTGCCCTAAAGACATTCTCTTCAAAGGCCTCTTGCACCTTCAGTGGGAGACTTATGCCTTTCAGTGAGGCGAGTGATCCAGGGACAGCTAGTACCTTTGTAACTGCATCACCTGCATGGCTATTGTAATAAGCTAATGACTCTCCCGTGTTGGTATAAAGGAGCCCATCTTTGTATTGCGGAATCTTATCCAACATAGCCTTTCGGTCTTCTGCTTTAAGCGGTAAATTCATTATGAAATCTTGGATGCTCTCGGTGGTTTCAAACTGAGCCTGTGTGAATAACTTCTTCTCTGCTCTCTGCATATTCACGCGACTAACACCGGGTTGTAGATGATCACCCTCAGCAACCTTTAAAGCCATGGCGTGTTCATCAGCCGTGCCCGTAAATGCGTGAGGGTTAAACTCACCGGGGTTTTCAAGATAGTTATCCCAGACTGCTTGTTTAGATAATCTCTTATTCTCAGCGAGTTGATTCTGGCGCATAGTATGGCCCTGAGTGTAGGCAGTCCAAGCAGCGGCACTCTTTCGAGTAGCAACGGTAGTAGCCTGTGCGATCCCGGCGTTAATCTTCTGCTCATACTCTGGGATGTTCTTGAAGGAGGCTTGACCATTAGTCCATCTATCCGGAATATTCTCTAGGATGTCTGGACGACCAAGCTCAATAGACTTCTGTAATAAGGTGGAAAACATGACAGAGTTAGCCTGGGTGCCGTTTGCAAAGATACCTTTGACCTCTGCGTTGAAAGCATCATAAGTAAATGACCCATCACGTAGAGTTGCTTCAGCAATAACACTTAGTTCACCGGCTTGCTTTTGAAAAGTCTTCTCAGCATGGTATTCACCATACCCTTGTAACGCCTTAGCTCGGTGATCCGAGAGGAGGGGAACGAGGACTTCAGCCTGATCCCTATCCATGCCGTTATAGAATTGAGAGTAAATTTTATCTAACTCACCGTTGAAGGCTTTTGGATCAACAGTCGAGTCAATATCAATCTCACTGATCAGCTGATCCATCAATGGCTGATCTAAGGCGAATGCGCTTCGTGCTTCCAATGTGGTAGAAGCCTTAAGGTAAGCCCAGTGACGGTTCTCGGCATCAGTACCACCTGTGGCGTGATCAGCAGCCGCCGCAGCGTACTCTGAATCCCGATCCATCTCTAAGGCTGTCCCTATGACAGGCATGGCGGCACCGAGTGCGCTACCCAGTTCAGTCCAAGTGTTACTCTGTGCTGAACCCTGCATGGGGCGCATTGAGGCACTGAGTGAGTTAGCCACATCGGATGACTTAACAGCGGTGCGTTGCGTTCGCTGTGAGTTGGTTATTCTGGGCATGATATGATCCTGTGGTTTATGGGACTTTCGCGTTCTTTATCTGAAGGCCACTCTGATAACCAGAAGCAGCGGAGGTGCCGATTTGTAAGGCACTCCCAAGATATGAGGCGGTTTTAACAGACGACGCGTTAGCGCGGGCGTTAGCCCTCAAAGTTGAGCCATCCATTTCAGACTGCTTGTTTATCATTGCTGCATCTTCATCTTGTTGAAAGAAGGAATCGGCAATGGCGGCTTCAAAGCTACCATCTATCTGTAAGCCTGCTTCTCCGCCCGCAACTTCCATACGAGCCCTTTCAATACGGCCTTGCTTTATACGTTCACCCAGTTCAGCTGAACTCTTGTTATATTGCTGATCACGGGCGGCTTTGTTGCTTTGATCTTGGGCAGCAAACTGGGCCTTGGCCGATTGGTTCTGACCATGTATTCCTACGGCGGAACTAGCCAGCGCCGCTCCAGCTAACAATGTTGAGACTTCGACGCCAATAGCGGCGGCAACTGCGGGTACGCACATATTTAATTCCTTTGTGACATAAATAAGAGGAAGGGGATTTTTCCCGCTCCATGAGACGGCTGAAAGTCAGCCACAAAGAAACCCAATTGGTCGAGCCAGATGAGTGAAGCGGTGTGTCGAATATCTACATAGTTGAACAGCGTCTTGTAACGCATATGCATCAATGTGATGTATTGAGGACACTCCCTAAGGAATGTCTTTTTGATTTGGTATATGAGGTCTGAGGCAAGCAACCAGACTGCCCCTACTGAGGGGTCATCTGCTTGTGGAGCAACTCCCCACATAACGGCAGGCTCACCATCAACCAATGCAGTCCATGCCATATCCCCATCAGAGACTCTTACCGATCTGATAAGAGCCTCTAGGGGTGCGTGACCAGAGGAAGCCGTGAGCTCCCTCACATCGGAGTCACGAAGGTTGGGTGCGAGTAGTGCAGCGTGTTCAATAGTAGCGGGTACTATTTCTACATTCATAATACTTTCGCTCTGTTAGTGTAGAAACCCTCCAGTTCGACACTCTGAAACTTACTCTGTACATGAGTATCGTTTACGAGTGTCACCTTAGCTTCCTTAGAATTACCGTAGACTTGAAAAGAATAGCTACCTGTATGGTAGACAGGCTCACCAATAATCAACGAATCGGCACCCACAGTTTTACCTGTGAAGTCACTTAGCTGAGATGGTACGACTGTCTCTATGAGAGGGTCAGTGCCATAAGGCGCAACTTCAGTGGAGAAGAAAGCAGTGTCCGTGAAGTAAGTCACGAATGTACGCAACATGTATCGGCCTGTAGTAATGGCATCCTCTTTGGTTCTCATAAACTGCTGAGAAAAGGTATAACGCATTTCATAGGGGACACCCGCGTAGATTTCACCTGCGGTTTCATCAGTGGGTATTAGGATTTCTGTAGGAGAGGTAAAGGTGTACGTAGAGGGGTCTATGAGTGTCTGTACTTCACCCACGAAACCGGAACCTCTAACGAGTTGAAAGTTAGCAGTATCCGTAATGGGGTAAGGTAGCGTGACTAAGGTTTCATCAGAACCACTGAGATATATACCAGAGAGAGGTATGAGCCTATCGAGGTACACACCATAATCTAAGTCATCGGTGACATAGCCAGATTGAACATCAGCACGTTCTAAGTAGACGCCATCAGTTCGCTCGATCATAGCGTAGATGTGGTTTTCTAAGGAAGCAACAGCGATGACCTGAGTATCATCAGCAGTATTAATCTCCCAATGACTCCATGAAGATTGAACCTTACCTTCATCATTCCAGAAGAACTTATAAACGTAGAGACGGTTCTCTTCACCTGCTGTATTAGAAATAGCAACAAGTACATCTTCATTACTATTGCCTGCAACCTGTGTGATGCCTTTCGGGAGATACCGGGGGACATGGGCAGTAATATCAGCCGCCGCAGAACCCGTTGAGTTATCAGTCCTTACAAAGTATTCACGTATCCTAGAGTGGTTACCACCCTCGGTCACGAAATAAACATCTGAGCCTATGCCTACAGGACGGACAGCACTGCTTATATCGTACTCAGTTGCAGTGTCGATAGAAACGCTCGTTGGTGTCAGTAGTTCATCCACGTTCAGAGTGAACTGAGTCTGGTCTGAGAAGAGCATTAGGTTGTTCTGAAAGGGCACTGCGTATTCTAATTGTGAAACCTTCGCCGAAGATACCGCGACATCAACTACATCAGAGTCGAGTAGGGCAGTCATGGTGCTACGAAAGAAGTTATCGTACTTGCCTGCTGACGAGAACACGACGCTCTCACCGGCCACAAAGCCCAGGCGGTTCTTGTAATAGAACACATCCTTTAGACGTTGGCCTACAAAGGTTGGGAGCGGGTTTGTGATTGATGATCCGAACTGACGTACCTGCCACATGAAGGGCTTGAAAGAAAATGAACCATCAGATTCACGGATTAAAGCATGAGGCATGGTAAGTTCATCAAGGCCACCAGCATCATCAGGGGCAACGGTTTCTTCCCATACGCCAGCCTTACGGATTACATAGTAGGCTCCGAAGGAGTTCTCATCGTACCCAGATACCTTATAGGAGTGTCCATTAAGTGGGGGTGAGTCATCATCTGGGTGAGGGAGGTCTTGGAATGTCTGCACAGACCCCATGTCAACACGACCTGTGTAGTAGGAGTTGTAATAAGCAATCTCATTCACATCATTATCAAGCCCATTATCGTAGATGCTTTGCCAGCTACCATTTGATAATTCAGCGGGTTTGGTAGACGCAGACTCCTTGGGAGATACGGTTACGGTCTTGTTGATAATGAAGGAATAGTCAGCAATGGTTACGATACTGAAACTCGTGTTTGCAGGAGAACCATCCAGGTTGAGGTAAGCCATCCCCTTTGGTGCGTTAACAACTAACTCATTACCGGCAAGGTCATAAACGTTTATGTCGCCGTCAGTCACCACCACGATGTAACGCTCGCTGGTGTCTCGGTTTATCGTATGTATGTGGGCAGCGTTCGCGAGAGATCCATCACTTAGCTTTGCGATGTGTTCAAAAGGCGGGCGTTTTGTTAGACCGTCAACTACCGTTGAATAAGCATTAACTTGCTCTTCAGCTTGAGAAGACAACCTTAACGGTGCCGGCTGCTGTGAAATACCATTAAACAAAGCGGGTATAGTCTGTGTAACTAGGGACATGGTTTACCTCTAGGGGTTAAATCGGCGGCCTCTAGTTGCTGTCATATTGAAACCCCCATCGAATATGTTGCGCTTCTTTGTGCGGGCTTCGAGACGTTTAAGAGTTGCCAGTGCTTCATTCTCTTGAAGCTCTGTGAATTTGTATAAGATGTCCGAGCCTATGATCTGGCTCTGGAATATTCGGGAGGCTTTAGTCGCTACATAGTTACGTGCAGCTTCAGGGATCGACTCAAAAGTGTAAGCCCAGATAATGTCCACTTCGAGTGGATTATCGGTAATCGTGAATGTGTGATCACCCTTGTCATAAAACATCAGGGTGCCACCGTTATCACGGATCACATAATTCTTTAACCTATCTACAGGTTCTACCCACAGAGACGACGCGGGGGCGGCAATGTTATTGTTGCCATCAGGAACTAGCTCATAGTCCCGGTCAGTGTTAAACGACCAGCCTTGTAGGAGGACGCTTCGCAGAGTGTTATCCAATGCCATCTTTGCGATATTCACATCGCGTACACCAGATACAGCCAGCGTATTAACAGGAGCCTGACCTATAGAAGCCAGCATAGAGTTAACCGCATCTAATTCGGTTTGTGGTAATAATGGGTTAGTCATAGGGGTTCTCTAGGTGGATAAAAAAAAACCCAAGAAGCATTAAGGCTCCTTGGGTTTGGGTATTACTACGCAGTCTTAATTTCTACAGCACACTTGTTCAGGAGTGAGCCATGACCAACCGCATACTTAGCAACCATCAAGGTGCCTTGTCTACGAATGTCATAATCTGATTCCATGCCCATGCCCATCAACTGTACAGTTGCGGCAGCAGCTTCAGTGAAGACAGCAGCAGTGGTGGTAGTCATATCAATACGGTTAGACGTAGGGATTGCGGTGTTCGCACTATCATTAGTACCCCAAGGTAGAGCGTTAGACTTAGAGACTTTTACGCCACCAATCAGATCAAACTTACCTTGGCTAAATGAACCATCGCCATCAACATCTTTGTTCATCACAAGTGTTGGGTCTTGGGCCAAGAGATACCATTGAGCAGGCTTTAGAACGGCGTTAACGTCAGTTGTATCAACGTTCACATCTTTCTCTTCAAGGGTCTGCTTTGCAGTCCAGATAGAACCAGCCAGAGAAGCTGCGTTAGAGTCAGAGTCAGCATCAGTAATAGCTGAACCACCTTGGTCACCAGTGAAGAGTGCTGAACCACGTGCAGCTTTAATAACGTTACGTGCTACGTTCTTGTCATAGGCAAGTGCTAGAGCACGACCCATTTCAGTAGTGTAAGTTGAGCGTACATCGTAGTGGTTCATTGCTTCATCAATGTTGGCAACGAACACATCAGAGATCAGTAGATCATCAATGCTAATTACAACTTCGTTGTGAGCAATTGCGTTACCGAGGATTTCTGCACCTGGAGTGTGGTACTCGGTGCTGGCCTTGTACATGGCTGGGAAGCTGGCGCTCTTGCCCGAAGTAATTTGACGCTGACGAGTCAGGCCTTTCATGATTGTGCTAGTTTCGAATGCGGTTAATACTTCACCGGCAAATACCTTTAGAAAGATAGCTTGTACGTCACCAGCTAAGTCAGCTTGACCTAGTCGTGAGGGAGTTGCGTTAGACATATTTAATTCCTTGCGAATTAGTTTAGGTTATAGATCAGGGGGTTTGCCCTTGAGCCACTGTCCAATTGCGCAGATTATCCACCTCGGTGGGTCAGGCTTGTGGTATGTGTTTAAGGCGGTTCTAAAAGATAGTTGATCAGACTGTCTCTTGGAATAACTATGCAGGTATGAAGCCCCTACATTGGCAAGAATTTAATGCCTACCCCTATTGCAGAGGTAGGACTTGAGGTTGAGGGAGGAGACCCCAACCAAGGGGGGCCTTAGCTAAAGAGGTTGATACCTCTACGCTCTGCGTTTGCAATCTTATTGGCGACCTTCGCCTGAAACGCTTTGTCAGTTTTGTATTCTTTTGAGGCAATATCTTTCATCATCTGCTGTGCGGATTCATAGCTTTCACCGCCTGAGACTTGAGAGTTGTTACCTTGTACAGGGACGCCTTCTGATCCGGTGTCCTTCTGCATCTTTAGGTACATACCCTCAACGGCTGAAGGCATCGTGGTCGCATCTCCAACCATAGTGTTGAATGTGCTGATCTCTTCTGGTGAGAGATTCTGCTGCGCCCAAGTGACCATCTCCGTATAGGATTCTTCAGAACCACCAGCTTTCTCATAGGCTTGGTTCTGATAGTTTGCTTCCTGAGCTTTTACACCGGCGAGGTAAACATCCACTGTGGCCTTATCAAGACCAGCGGCTTCGAGTGCAGCATAGCTGTCTTCACCAAGCTCACCCGTTTCAGCATACTGCTGGCGGGCCGCTTCAATGGCGTTATCAGAACCTTCAGGAGTCTCTTTAGGAGTTTCTTCAGGAGTCTCTTTAGGAGTCTCTTTAGGAGTTTCTTCAGGAGTCTCTTTAGGAGTTTCTTCAGGAGCCTGGCCTTTAGCAGTTAAGGCTTTCTCTAACTCAGCGTTAGACTTCGCCATCTGCTCCAAGCGGACTTCACC